TACTACACCATGCAGGGCAAGCAGGGCAGTGTTGCTTTTATTACTGGCGTGCGCGCAAATGAGTCAATGATTCGGTATCGCTCCTTGGTTCAGAAATTGCATGAAAACTACATCGTTACGCCATACAAATTGAAAAAGGGCATTCCTCTTAAGTTTGCGAAGGTCATCTACGACTGGCAGACGGCAGACGTATTTAAGTTCATCATTGAAGAACATGGAGAGCGTTATTGCGAGTACTACGACAGGGCTGCAATAACTGGAAGCAACACCAGGGTGGGCATCCCTCTGCATTCTGTAGCAATCAGGCGTATCGGTGATGTCGTCAGGACGGAGCCAGAGTTCTATGACCGCTTAGTCCAGTGTTTCCCGTATATTGACGCACAACGCCTGTATTGGGAGAACCTTGACGTGGAAGCAGTAATTAACCAGTATGCGAGTTTGGGCTTTGACGGAGCAAAACAATTTATTGACGACTACATGATTGGGCCGACAAAGACAAAGCGCGCCAAAGCATATGTGGCGGAATTCAGAAAAAAGCATTTGGCTGACCCCAGGTCGTACACGATGTACCAACTTATTCGTTCAATGTTTATGAACGAATTGGGCGCTCAAATATCTGCTGGACCGATTGGACCAAAAACCAAAGTTCACGCAATGCGCGAGTTGGAGTTTGAGGAGCAGAACGAACAAACAGGTGGAGATGACGATGAAAGTTGAAATGGTTGACCCAGAATCACTAAAGAAAGGCGACTGGCACAGCAACTATATTTTGCGCCCAGACCTTTTGGTCCTGTCTGCTTCTTTGTCCGAGTTTGGTTTCGTCACCCCAATCATTGTGCGTAAGGGCGATGGGTCAATTATTGATGGCTATCACCGTTGGATGCTGGCGAGAGAAGTTAAGCAAATCAAAGAGAAGGCAAAGAAAATACCTGTCGTCTTTGTAGATTGCGATTCGCTCGAAGCAGCAATGATGCATTTGCGTCTGAATCGGGGGCGCGGCTCTCTTGTGGCGCATCGGGTTTCTCGCGTGGTCAAGGATTTGGTAATCAGTAAGAAATATTCAGAAGAAGACTTGGAAAAGTTGCTGTCAATGAAATACGACGAAATTTCTTTGCTGCTTGATGGAACAATTATTAAGAAAGCAAACATTGGCGAACATAAATATTCTCGCGCTTGGGTTCCGATTGAAGCGCCAGCAGGTACTGTCGAGTCCGTCAGCATCGAAAAGCCACCCAATAAAGACAGGTAATCTTTCGCCGCTCCAATAAATGCTAAACTTCATATGTCGGCATTCATCAAGTCTTGTAATAAATGCCGTAGCACGAATAGGAGAAACAATGGGTGTAGTGACTATTGGTGGCGACGAGGACGAAGGCCGTCCAGGATTCATCCGACGCGCTGTTAGTCGTGCCCTTGGTGGACGCCGTGGCCGTGGTGGTGGCAGAGTTGGAAGAGCGGCAAGAGGCGTGCTCGGAAGGCTCCGAGGCCGAGGCTGAAATTGTTTTCTCCCCTTACTTGGGGGTGATTTAAATGCTGGTCACTCTTTCTGACCTTGTCACATATATGGACATATCGTTGTCCCTGCGTCAGCAAGATGCCGCAGAAATTATTCTTCAAGGTCTTCAAAGCGAAATGGAGGCCTATCTCGGTCGTCCAGTTGAGGTGACCGAATTCGTCGAAGAAAAGCATGTGCTTGAGGCGAATCATGTCAACGTCCCCCTCGGCTCATACTTTTACAACCAGGGTCTCGGTCTTGGTGACTCAGACCCCAACGGGATAATTACCTACGCCGCTCCACCAAGCACGATTTATCTACGCAATACACCGATTGCCTCAGTGAGCAAGGTCATGCTTAATGGGCCGACGCTTGTTGACAAAGTTTTGGGTGAAGCGGTCAAGCGTATCAAAACTGTTACGGCAGCAACTGTCGCGTCTGGAACAGCAACATACACGGCCGCTAATCACGGGTTTACCGTTGGACAAACAGTCACTATTACTGGAATCACTCCGAGCACTCTCAATTTGAACGCCAAAATAATTACCGCTGTTGCTGCGAATACATTTACAGTTGCGTCATCTGGTGCAAGTGGAACATATGTTTCTGGCGGAACGGCAACGGCAAATGGAAGCGACTACACCGTAAGAAGATATGGAATCGACGTCTATACGGGTTTTGCAAATGACATTGTCACTGTCACATACACTGGCGGTTTGGACGGAGAAAATATCAAGTTGTTCAAGTTGTTGATTCTCCGTGCCGCAACACGCGAAATGCAAAACATGCATGATGATGTAGTCGGCGTCAAAGACCTAAATTCGCGCAATGTTGCCGTGACGCAAACTGGCTTCCTCGATACAGAACTCAATACGCTCAAAAAGTACAGCAGACGAAGGATTGCCTAATGGCCGCATCTGAGTTGAAGGTGCATGTTGACATCGACCTGAATGGCGCAGATGAGGCATCTGATTACCTCCAGGATGTCGGCAGGAGAATGAAAGATTTACGCCCAGTTTGGCCACGACTGCAAGCAAGCCTTAAGGCCTACACGATTGGAAATTTCACTGCACAGGGTTTGCCTTCTGGTGGGTGGAAGCCACTTGATGCCGAATATGCGTCGTGGAAATCTGCTCGGTTCCCTGGTGCTCCGATGCTTGTACAGACAGGACAATTATTCAGAAAAGTTTCTGAAGGTCCAAAACTTGACGGCGGAGCACGAACTGCTCATTTTTCCTTAACTGGAAAAATTGCTCGGTTCCACCAGTACGGAACAACCAAGATGCCAGCACGTCCAATTTTATTTGCGCCAGATGTTTGGGTTAATGAGGTGCAAGAAGAAATTGGCGATTACATAATCGGTGGAATTAAAAGAACTGCATAAATATGGCATCAAACGAAAAATATTTAATGCATGGTCCGCACTTCGCGAAAAAGTACGTTTCTGATTACCTACAGAATGATTTGCCGAAGCGAGTAATTCGTTATAGAAACGGTTGGGATATTTCTGATGCGGAGTTGCCGATGCCGCTTAAGTTCCTTACTTACGAACCACTTGCGCTAGACGCGTGGCCGACAATTATTACCGTCGCAATTTCAACATCTCGTTTTGAACGAATGGGCTTCGATGGACCAGACCCTCTTTACAGAGTTAATTATGTAATGCGAACCTATGTGTGGTGTCGTGCAGTTGGTCCAGATGAAGCGACAATCGCTCGTGACCGATTGACATCCGTGGTTAGGTCGGCGCTTTTGGATTATCCATGTCTTCAGGCAGTTGACCCAAGACAGTCATTTCAGGTAATGATTGACGAGGGGAGTATGCGCGAAGAGTTTTCTGAAATTACCTTGCTAAAGGGCGACCGAGTGATGGCTGGCTCCTATATCGGATACGACCTTGGAATCAATGAAGTAGTAACTCGTCAAGATATTGGCGAAGTTTCCGAAATTGAACTTGCCGTATCGCAGCAGGGCATTACAGATTCCGATTTATCGGCAAGCACTTGGACAGATGTTCATACGATTGATTAAAGCAAGATGAAGTACAATTCATAACTGACGTTACTCAAAAGGATTTTTTATGAGCCACATTTTTCAAATTTTGCGCGACAAGAATGCCTATGCTTCTGTTGCTGGTCCAGCAGTTATTGTAAAAAACGTATCTGGTGGTCCATTCGAGATTGACGAAGATGGACGCATTCTCTCTCACAACGTTGTAGCCGCAATCGACGACTCTTGCCCCCTTTGCAAGGCAGGAATAGAGAGCGGAAAATTGGCAGTTATTAAAGAGGTGAAGGCCAATGCCCCAAAGGCAAAAAGCAAGGTTGAAGTCAAGGAAGAACCAAAGATTGTCGCCCCTTCCGAAGATGCTCAGAGCGTCGACATTCCAACCACAGTTGCATTAGCAGAAGAAGATAAGTCTGTACAATAGGAGCAAATAGTACGGCGTAGTCCCCCAACAATGAGGAAGGTGTCATGCCAGGCGTAAGCATACAAACAGCAGTAAGAGTCGGTCCCAATGCGGCAACCGCAGTAGAGACCTCGCAGTTGTTCGCTGTTGGCAAGGCCGCCCGCGGTCCAGTCAACACGGCAAAGTTGGTCACCAGCCTCGCTGAGTTCGAAGCAATTTATGGTGGCTATGCATCGTACTCGTACTTGCACCCGACCATTGAGACATTCTTCGAAGAGGGCGGAACAAGAGCCTACATCTCTCGCGTTGCTGGCTCTGGTCATTCAACTGGAACCATTAGCCTGAACGAAGGTGGCGCAGGGGGCGATGATGTTATGACCATCACCGCCAACGGACCTGGTGCTTGGAGCAGCGGAATCACCGTTGAGACTGTCAACCCAGGAACTGTTGCAAGCACGTTCATCGTGAAGATTTACGACAACGGAACGCTGCTTTACAGCACTGGCAATTGCACATCCGTTGCGCAGGCAGTTGGTCGTATCAACTCTAGTGCTGCTGCATCGAAAGTTGTTACCGCAACAGACCTTCAGGTTTCTGGTTCTCCGCTTCCCGAGAACCAGGCAGCAACTGCATTGTCCGCTGGTGATGACAACGAAGAGACTGTCACTGCAGCAAACTATGTCACTGGCCTCGATTTGTTCCTTGAGTCTTATGGAACTGGTGTTGTTGTTTGCCCAGAGTCGACGAACTCAACAGTTCAGAGCGGTCTTGCCACACACGCAAATACATACAACAGAGTTGCGTTCCTTAACGGCGCATACGACGACACAATTGCTGAGGCCAAGACGGCTGGCAACACGCTGTCTGCTGCTGACAATCACGCAGAGCATGTCGCCTACTTCTACCCATGGGTTTACATTCCGACGAGTGTTGCTGGCGTCAACCGCCTGATTCCACCAGTTGGATATGCTGCAGCAAAGCGCGCAGTTGCCCATACACAGGTTGGAGCGCACAAGCCAGGCGCTGGTCTCATCTCGGTTGCGCAGTTTGTCAACGGTGTTGCAACAGACATCGACAAGACGAACGGCGATGCACTTGATGATTCATACGTCAATGCAATTCGTGTCATCAACAATACGATTCGTGTTTACGGAGCACGTTCGCTCTCGCCAGATACAACGAATTTCCGTTACATCACGGCTCAGGATGTCGTCAACCAGGTGGTTGTCGAGGCTTACCGCTCGCTCGAAGACCTTATCTTCAGCGTCATCGATGGCAGAAACACAATCTTCTCAGCAGTTGAGTCGAAGTTGTTCTCCATCCTTGAGCCACTCCGTGCGAATGGAGCGCTGTTCGAGGCATTCGATGTCAATGGCAAGAGAATTGACTTTGGTTACACGGTCAAGTGTGACCCGAGCCTCAACCCGACGACACAACTTGCCGATGGCCTTATCAAGGCCCGTGTCGGTCTGCGTGTGTCAAGCGTCGGTGACAAGATTGAAGTCGACATCATCAAGTCGAACCTGACCAAGTCGGTCGTCTAGGCCACGGAGGATAAAACATGGCAAAAGTATCACAAAGGCAAGTACTGGCGAGAATTGCTCCGCACGGTGCGCTTATCCCAGACTTGCCAAAGTTTGAAACATTCCGTTTTGCTCAGGTGTCGGGTGGAGAAATCACTGCTTCGGTCGAGAAGATTTACGAAGGTGGAGCATCCTCCCCTACGGTCCTCTGCGCGCCGTTTGATATCGGTGACATCACGCTGACCGCACACTACGACGACGACAGAGTCCCTTCGGACAGCGACACTGGTCTTGCAGCAAAGGTTGCCAAGTTGAGAGAGTATGTCGGTAAGGCCTACTACGACATCACAGTTGAAACCTATGACTGTGACCTCAAGAAGCCAGGTCTTGACCGCATCTACTCGAAGGCCCTTCTGGTTGGTCTGACCGAACCAGACGGAGACTCGTCATCTGGCGCACCATCAACATTTGCGTTGACCTTCTCTGTTTCAACGGTTGCCAGTAAGTAAATTAATTAAACAATTTACAATCTGTCGACTAGTTGTATGCTAGGTTCTGGGTTATGAGCAACTCTGAACTTTATACAACTCCAGAAGAACCAAAGAAGCCTGCTGCCAAGAAGGAGCAGGACAAGGGCGCTGAGCCGACGCTGCTTTCGCAGTTGTCTGCAGCAATCAAGCGTAAGGTGGAGCGTCCAAACGTCCACCTGACCGTCCCCGAGCGACCAAACGTCAAGTTGATTATCAGCCCAAACATCACTCAGAATCAACTCCGCTCATGGCGCAAGAACGCTGGCGAAGACACCAAGAGCGGCATGGATGCACTCCGTTTTGCCTGCCTTGTTGTTGGTCATACAACGCGCGGAATCATGTTCAATGACGAAGAAGTTCGCGATGCCGACGGCAACGAGTTGACTTTTGCGTCGGACCTCATCCTCGAAATGACAGAGACTACGCGCCCACAGCCAGACTGTGTTCGTGCATTCTTTGGTGTTGACCCGCACGTTGAGTCTGCGGCAGTTGCAATCCTTGAGGCTGCTGGATATTCAGATACGGTTGACACCGAGGACCCTATGAGGGAGTCTTCGACGAACTAGTCGAAGATTCCTTGGTAATCAACGCTGCCCGACTAGGCGAACTCTGGGGCACAAGCCCGCTAGAGATTCTCAACTGCAGCCAAGAAGAATGGCTGATACTGATGGCCTGTGCTAAAGTGGTATCAAACGACCGCGAGCGAGAACGGCGCGAAAACAAGTAGCACTCCCCTTGGCCCGAGTCATTAAAGACCTTCTTTAATAACGACTTAGGAAACCATGTCTGATGTAAGCAGAGACATACGCATAAGCGTACGGACAACGAGGGATGAGGGGCCTCGTAAGTCCGTAGAACGGGTCGATGAATTAGGCGACCACGCGACTAAAACATCGGCCAAACTCAAATTAATGAGCAAGTCCGCTGATGGGACTTCTCGCTCTTTGCTGAAACTTGCTGGTGCCGCGACAGCAGCGAATGCCGCATTGAGCAAGTTGAGTGGCAGCGGAAAAACTTTTGACAGGGTGATGTTCCCAGTCCACAAAATGATTGTGCAGATGGGTAGCGCTCTTGTTAAGTCTCTCGTCGGCGGTCTAAAACTTGCCACGGTGTCATTGGGCGCAATGAGCATTGCGATGGTCGGCGTTCACGCTGCGTTTGTCGCTGGAAAGTTTCTAATGAAAGCCTATCAAGTCGGATTACAGGCCCTGGCCGCAACCGCTGCTGGTGCTGCAACTGGAATCGGTTTGGTATCAGCAGCAATACGTGAACAGCAGGCGGCGACATATGCATATCTTGGTAAGGGGCATAAGGAATTCGGCAACGGCCTGAATCAAACGCGAATGATGATGCGTGGCTTGCAAATGGACACGCAACTTGCTGGTGTTGGAATTGAAGGACTCAATAAGGCATTCGCAGAAATCGCCAAGGGTGGTGCTGGGTATACGGGCGCAAGTAAAACACTCTTGAAAGGTTTGATGGACTTTGCAGCCGCTGGTCAGCCGCTTGAAGAAGGTGTGCAAAAAGCAGCAAAACTCGTAGCCGCCCTTGAGGACCAAAAGAAGGGTTTTGGCGCAGTTCAGGCTGCTGCAAAAGAACTTGGTCCAGCAATGGAAGAGGCTTTGAAGAAGGCTGCCAAAGAAGGAATCAATACAAAAGAAAAGTTTATTGAAGCAATGAACAGCGGTAAGTTGTCAATGCTCGGTGGCGTAACTGGACAATTTGACGCAGTCAACAACACATTGGTTGGTCAGTTAAAGAAATATTTCAACTTGATTCGTGGCCAGTTTGCTGACTTTGGCCAGCAGTTCCTCCCAGAAGCAAAAGTTGGCCTCGAGCGGATTTATCGTATTTTCACAAGAACAATGTCGATGACCAGCGGAGCAATAAGTGGCTGGAATAGCAGAGGTGGGTTTGTCGATGTAATTGTTGGTGCGGTTGAAAAAATTTCTAATTTTTATGTGAAACTTATCCAAGAGTATCTACCAAAGTCAGAGGGCATGTTTAGCAGACTTGGTGATTGGTGGACGAAATTTAAGCGCGGCTGGAAAGAAGTTGCTGACGGCCTAAGACCACTTGTGGATGGCGCACGTGTTATTGAAAAGTCTTTTGGAAAAGCCTGGCGGCCAGTTTGGAAAGAAATCAAAGAAGGTACGAAAGAGTTTAACGAAGCAACACAAAAGAATCGGCCAGCGTTTGAAAAGTTTGGAACAGCGCTCGGTGAAATGATTGTAAAGTTAATTCAAGTCATTCGAATATTTGAAAGAATAATTCAAGACAATCTCCCATTCATTACAAAAATTCTCGACGGTGTTGGAACTGTTTTTGAGACACTCAAGCAAATGTTTGAGTCGCTTGAGAAGTTGCCCCTGTTCAGCAGCCGAGAAGCATTCATGGCTCTTATGGCTATGGGTCGTGGAATGAAAACCAACAAGGGAACATTGGTTGAGCGCACGCAACAGATGAACGTGCAGGCCAATAACGTCAGCATCATGGGGACACTTAAGGGTGCCTACGAGGGCTATAAGGTTGGAAAACTTGCTGGTCCGAAAGGTGCTGCTATCGGTGCTCTTGCTGGTGGTGCCGCTAAAGGCGGTTGGCTCGGTCCGAAGGCGCAAGAGTGGTGGAATAAAACTGGTGGGACAGTCGCTAGTGCATTGAGTATCAAGGGAATAATGGGGAAACTTGGGCTAGGAAAAGGTGCAGCAAGTGCGGTCGCTGGTGCTGGTGCTGCAGTTACCGCAACAAGTGGTGTTACCAGCAAGCGAACAGATGGCTTAGCGTCTTCTGCTGGCAGGGCGACCAAAGGTCTTGATTCTTTTAATCAAGCACTGGGGAGGGCATCAAGAGGGCTTCGCTCTGCGGGCGGATTACCGACTTCACCATCACAGGGACCTGGCAGCGGTCAGCCAGCGCCATCAAATCCATCCAACCAGCAAAATCAAGGGCAACAGCCCAAGGGTTTTAAAGGCCAGCAATTCCCTGAACACAAAAATTACATGGGGCAAAGCAAGGGTTTGCCAGGTGGGCGTATTCCGCTATATCGGCGCATGGCATCTATGGGTGGGATAATGGGCGCAAGCCATGCGTATAAAGCGCAACGGGAAGCAGAGGGTCGCAAGGGTTTTGGCGGGTTGGGTGGTGGCTTCGGAGCATTCGGGCTTTCGATGGGCTTGGCACGTCTTGCTGAAAGTGGAATGGTTGGCAAAGATGTTGCTGGCGGACTTTCGCTTGGTGCTTCTATGGCTATGTTCAATCCAAAACTTGGCGCTGGTATTGCCGCTGGTACGTTTGCGCTCAAGAGCCAAAATGGCGCAATGGCCGCGCTTGGTGGCGCTGGCGCTGGTGCAGCAATCGGCTCTCAGTTCGGTCCGATGGGTACAGCAATTGGTGCGGCAATCGGAACGCTAACTGGAACGATTATGGCCCCCATCAATCGAATGAAGGCCGCGACCGAAAAAGCAAAGGGTATTGTAAATTCGTTTTTTAGCGCCTCCGTTGGAAACATGATGGTCAACCTGGCGCTGTTGGAAAATGCCGCATATCGTTCAAATAAAACACAAAGCACTATTGCTTCCTCTCTAAGAACGCAAGGTGGGGAATATCGAAAATATGCAATGATTGCCCAAAAGGGTGCCGCTGGTGGCGGGCCACGCGGGAGTGGCACATCCCTTCGCGACCACTTAGTCGCAGGAATCCTTGCTGGAGGAACCACTGGCGCTGCTATTGGTACTGGTGCAGCGCTGTCAACTGGCGGAGCGCTGACGCCAGCAATTCTTGGTGGTGCGCTGGTTGGCGGCGCAGTCGGCGGAACAGCAGCAACTGTGACCTATGGAGCAAAGTTTTTATACAACCGTTTTAGGGATGATACAAATAATCGTCGTAGACAGGAGCGTGGCTCAGCAATTGACCAGTTATTTGCGGCTGGAGCAATCAGTGAGTCGCAGTACAACGAACTTACTGCGCCAGTCAAAAGACGTTTTGCGCGAGATAAAAAAGTTGACGACACCGTCCAGCAAAAATTTCTTGAAAACTATGTAAAGAAAGGCGACTCCATGGCTGTTGCAGCCGACAATATCGCCAAGGTGGTCGACTCGCGCACCAAATTTATAGCAAATATGACTGGAATGTCTGAAATTCAAGTTGTAAAACTTGCGCAGACAATGGGTGTAAATCTTGCAGATAATACGGCAGACTTCAGAGAGCAACTCGAAAAACTTGGCGTAACCGTTATAAAAACGAAAGACCAAATTAATCAAACAATTTCTGAACTTGTTACAAAAAATCTTTCGGTGTTCGACCAGGCAATCAAACTTGAGCAGGCCCCAGAGATACTCGATGAGGTAATGAAGAATTTCCGCATGGATTTCAATGCCAGAGGTGCTGGTGCAACGGTCACTTCTGAAGATGCCAAATTGCTTTATGGGACAGCGTTTGAGCAACTTACAAATATGTATGGCGGAAACTCTGTCAAAGCATTTTTTGAATTGCAAAGACAGATGGGTAGTCAGACTGGACTTGCGTTTAATGAGCGCAACGCATCTGGAAAACTCAATCCGCTTGGCGGCCTTGGCGGAGCAATGTTTACTGGTATTCCTGGTCAAGCAGTAAATGACTTCCTTAATATGTCCGAGCGTGATGTGGCGACGACACTTACGACTCAATTCGGAGCAATTCTTGCTGGTGGCAACAAGGCGCTCGCTACTGGCGATGTGGAAAAAGTCAAAAAAGCATTTCTCGGGATGGATACCGATATGCAAGAACTTTTCGCTAATTCTCTTGCAAGCGGAGACCTTGGCGGACTAAGCGCCACTGAATTCCTGAGCAGTTTTGGCGTTACTGGAGTCTCTGTTAATACGATTAGCGATAAAGATGCAGCGTTTGCTTTGGCCGACGCAGCAGAAAAAGAACTGATGCTTATGCAATCTGAAAAAGAGATTATTGACGGTATGGGCAAATTCTTCGGACCAGAAGCAGAAAATCCAGAATGGTGGTCAAAGGCTGCCCTCACCGAAGTGTTCAAGGCGGCAGGGATTGATGGAGATACAAAAACTCCTCGTGGTCGTGGAATTGGTGACACAACAGCAAGCAGACTCTCTCAGACAATGGCTCGCCATATGGCCATCGATGGAATGGTCTCTGGTTCACGAAGAATTACCTCCTCCTATCGCACAAACAATCTTGGTTCACTCAATTCGGACCACATAACTGGACGCGCATACGACCTTGTTGGCCAACAACTTGGCATGTACAAAACAACTGTTGAAAAGTCTGGTGGGTTTGCTGAGTATCACGGTCGTGGCGCAAATCGGCATCTGCACGTTGTCCCAGGTCCAGGGGTCTCAGCACCGATGGGTGACATGACTGTTCCAGCATCGAAGAAAATGACAACAACACCCACAGTAACGTCTTCTGGTGGAGGGGATATAACTGTTAACCTCAACGTGAACGGTCTGGGTATAAAAGAAGCACTTCCTCAAATCAAGAGCGAACTTGAGCGGTCAATTTATGAAATGCGGAATAGGTCGTAGTATATGGCAATAGCAAGAGTGGCCAATTTTGGCAATATGCAATTTATTGAAACAGACTTAGCAGTCTGGAATCTTAAGCCATCCATAAAGCGTGGGTATGGAGAACGTGCCGTGCTTTGGCGGAAGATGGTAAATAACATTCCACAAAATGGGACCAACGATAGTTACTACCTCTTGAACGGAATACCGCGAGGTGGAACTGTTGCTGTGATGTGCCTTGAGTTTGGTAGCGGTGATGGCTACAACAAATTGTGTGGCACTGAGTCGGCCTATATCGTCAACCAACGTAAAACAGAATATACGTATACCGAACTAAAAGATTACCTCGGCTACTCAAAGGGCGCAAACATAAATGCGATTCTTAGCCCGTCTGGTGCAGATTCTGGTTCAACTGACGCGAGGCCAGATATTCGCCCACGCGGCGTAATATCAGGCGCCGAGGGGGCGTCAAGAATACAAATTGGGACTGGCCAGCAAATTTACAACGTGTCAAAAGAAGATTTGCTAACAGCGGTAAAAGAGTATTTATATGCCGTACAGAAAGACCCATCGAGGAAAGACGACACAACAATCCGTTTCCATACTCGCGGAACAGGGGCACAAACAATCATTCTTGACACAATTGACGAATTGGTGGAAGCGTTTCCCAAGTATTTCACATATGATGAAGAGTTCAAAAGACAGGCTCTTGCATCAATTACTGCTGGTTCAACTAATAATCAATTTTTTGCTGATAATGAATGGTGGCCAACTTCGTATTTTGGATTATGGGATTCACTCGCTAAAAAATCTTGGATAGGTGAGGAAGAAGTTGAGGGGTATTTGATTAATGAAGGTTATTCGTTAGAGCAAATTAGAGCGATTCGCGCACTTAAGGGTGAAACGGCATACGTTTCAGCGAGTGGAACGTCATCGACTGGTGGCACAAGCAGTACTGGAACTGGTGGTAACTCAAGTTCCCGTACTGGTGGAACTACTGGTGGAGTAACTCCAAATAAAAACCCTTGGCTGGGCCCAGAGGGTTATACACAAGGCGCAATTCAAGACATCACCATCCAACGAAGCAGAAATTTATTTTTAACTTCTGACGAGGTTTCTTCTGCCCTATCGGCACAAAATGTGGCCCTAAAGCCTGGTCAACCAGTTATGTATCAGGTTTATTTGCAAAACGCTACCGCATCAACCGATGACCCAGGGCGCTATTCACTGATTGAACCGTATGTTTTTGACCTCGCACCGAACGAGATTACATATTCTGGTTTTGGGGGCGAATGGGTAACGATTGAACGAACTGGTGGATTTCCATTCATAGATTGGAAAAATTTTAAATTATTGCAGGTGTCATTTTCGTTTGTCATTGCGGCAAAAGATTCACCTGGGCTAACAGCCAATGGGCTTGAAATTCCAATTACTAGCAAAATAGAACAGTTGCAAAGAATGGCACAAACCCCATTCCCAGTGATGTTCTATGGTTTTGATACGTTGCTTACCAATCAATTCAGATATGACGAAAAAGGAAATCCTCGAGGAATTCAATTTGTAATTCAAGACTTAACCATCTCCGCAACAAGGCGTAACGCCAATATGGAAATTACTCGAGCGCAAGCAAACATCACACTGCAAGAGATACCCATAGAACGGCAGTCCCTGATTGGCATGCCGCGACTAACACATAAAACAGTCGTTCCGCGTGAGCCAACGACAACTACTCCATCGGATGAGTGGGGAAACTTTACCGACCAAACACCGCCGCGTGATACAAGTTTTACGGTTAATGCGGAAGTTGTCGGATAATAATTGGAATCGCGTAGCGGAATATGTCAAACGTAGATATCAAGACAAGTCTGGTCGACCAGTCAAATAACGCATCCTCAAATATTGCGGGCTCTTCACGCGATGTGCCACTCGTTTTCCTTTATGAGAGTGGAATACCAAAAACTTTTATTACCACTTTGTTGAACAATATTTTATCTATCAATGTCAACTATTCAATATCGGCAGCAACAGCGGTGACGTTTGAGGTTGTTGACCCAGGTCTTCAGATGACCCTAAATAATTATTTTCAAATTGGTCAGACGCTTATTTACAGAAGCCATAACACAAATGTTCTTGCTGATGGAATTACTACAAGTATCGGCGTAGAGCAATATATTGGTTATTTTCTCGAAATTGCTGACGTCACAATTTCTCAGGGTCAAGGAAATTCCCCAGTGATTCGTGTTCAGTGTTATACAAAAGCGATACAACAAATGAAGCGCGATAGAAAACCAGGAGTTATCAAGGGGACTGGTTCACAGTTTGTTATTAATGCCGCTAAGAAATATGGTCTTCAGTGTGTGGCCCAAAAAACATCTCAACAGCAAAATATCACACAAGCAAGCGGTGAGGACGTGGCCGATTCGCTTTGGGATGTCCTAACGCGTCTTGCTGGGGAATGCAAGGACGAAAATAAAAACCCTTTCATCCTTTTTGAATCAGATGGAACACTATATTTTGGCAGTCAGCAGTGGCTAATGTATAAATGGGGTTTAGATTCTTATTCACACAAGCGCTGGAATAAAAAACTTCAGCAATGGCAAGAAGTGAATAGAAAAGTTACACACTTAAACTACCCGCAGCGCAGAAGGGCTGATGGCAGCATAGACACTCGCTTTACCCTGCATACGCTACCGACCATACATAAATCTGAGAATGACCCATTAGAAGGAGATGGTTCGTGTGTAGTAGACAGGCTGAATGGGGTTCGGCTTAGACCTGGGATGACCATTAATGTCGGCGATATACCTTGGTTTACTGACGATTTTTTAATTACCTCTGTTGATTTTCAAGAAATGGTGCCAGACCCAGTAGCGATTAGTTTTGCCACTCCACCGCGTTTGGAAAAAAATATTAAACCAATTTCCGTAGGTGCTATTTATCCAGGCTCTGTTGAATGGGCGACAGTTATCGGTCTTAATTCGAGGCAGCAAGACGCATACAATGCTGGTGCTGCTGGTTCAAGAAATGTAACGAGGACAGAATCATGACTGGATTATTCGACGGTGGCGGGAATCAAGTCAATAGGCAAAAGGCATCCTCCCACCCGCTCGTTGGTGGCAAGACGTATAAAGGAACCGTTCGTTCTGTTGTAAACGGAAGAGCGGTAGTAACAGTTGATGACCTTGGCGTAACTTATAACGACGTTGAATTTATTGGAAATACAAATAACTACAGTTTGTCAACAAACGACAGAGTACTTTGCGTATTCACAGAGGGACGAACTCGCGATATTTTTATCATTGGCGCGTATAATAAAAGGGCTGACACTTTTGTTACAAAAACAAAATTTAACGCATTGATTGACGAACTTGAAAGTAGGCTTGGTTTAGCCTCAAACGCGCTCGACGCATTTAAGCAAACGGATTAATTATGGACACCTTAAAATTTCCTTTAAAATTTGACACTAATAAACAACTCGTCAAATTGACAGAAAATACAGACCCGTACATTAAGCAAATTATTAGTTTTTGCATTCTGACGGAGCCATTTTCGCTTCCCCTTAGTCCAGATTTTGGAGTGTCTGACCCATCATTTGCTACAGTTTCACCAGAGCGACTTATGCTCGCTGCAAATAAATTTGTCCCAGAAGTAACTATTGTTGCGGTGGACAGCAATCTCAACGACCAAGATGGTCGCGTAAACGTAAAATTCATTTACAATAGGTAGGAACTATGGTCGCGGATTTCAGACAATATGTAAATTTAAGACCACTTGACATTGAGCCTGCACAGTTATACCTCGAATCGATAGAAGTCGCTCGAAGCGTTTTCCCAGACTTCGAATTACGGCCAGGGACAATCGAGGACGCAATGTTCCAAGCATTCTCGTATATGTCTGCGCTAAATATAGGCGCTATAAATCGTATTCCCGATGCCCTAATGCTTGGTGTAGGAAAAATGATTGGCACACCGTACGCGGACGGCTCGAGGGCGACGATGGATGTGCTTTTTACGGCCAACTCAAATTCTGGGGCTGTTGTGCCAGCAGGAACGCTTGTTAGCAACTCAATCACAATTGACGACACTCCAGTTCAGTATGTGTTTGAAACCAATGAAGAGTTGACTATCGCATCAAATACAGTGGGAGACCCGTTGCCAACAGGAACGGTATCTGCAACCTGTCAGACGGTTGGAGTAATTCCCCAAATTGACACTTCAACGTCATTGAATATTCTATCGTTTTCTGCTTCCCTGTATACCGCTGCAGCAAACGGAAATTTTGTGCAAGGAACAGACGCTGAAGCACTTGACTCGTTTCTCGATAGAACTGTTGCAAACCTTGCTTCGTTTTCATCAGCACTTACAACTGCGTCACAGGCCCAGAATTATGTTTTAGTAGAAAACCCAAATCTTGTAACTAGGTGTAAGGTTTACGACCTCACCGACCCAGATGGAACTTACCTTGTTGGTGGCGGAACATCGTCTGGGAAGGTAACTGTTTTTGCTTACGGTCCAGGACGTTTGCTTACTTCTGGTGAAAAAACTGCGATTGAAACAGACTTGATTGATAGAGCAGTTGCTGGTTTGGAAATTGGCGTGCTTGACCCGACACTACTCGACTTCAATATTACAGCAACGATTTTGTATGACCCGTCATATGATGCCACGGCCTTACTGGAAATTATTCAAAACCAGTTACTACAACAGTTTTCTCCAAGATATTGTCAATTTACTGAAGAGCGTTTGAGGTATAACGACGTTTTGCAAAATCTCTACGCCCAGCCAGCGATTGTCCATGTCACATCATTGACCGTTGGGAATACAGAAACGGCAACAATAACTGGCGCAACAGTTGCTGGCGCTGGGGTCACCTATGACGCAGTAAATACATTCGCTATTAATGACGTTGTCACGGTGACTGGCATAACACCTTCTTCCCTCGATATCGCAGACAAAGTTATTACCGCACGCACAAATAGCACATTTACCGTTGCTGATTCTGGTGGTGCAAGTGGTGTTTATTCTTCTGGTGGGAGCGCTAGCGCAAAATATCCAAACTGGGGCGCTACTGATGGAAACGATTTGCTTTATTACAAAAAAGGAAGTTTGTTGAATTTGTCAGAAACAAATATCAATCTAACTCTTACGGCTTATTCGGGTTAATTGTGCTGCTCAAAAATCCAACTAGAAATTTAATTGGCTCCACCGATAGCCTGCGCGCCAAAAACGCTAACGGTGTAATTCTTTCGCCAGAGACATATTCACATACATGGACGGCAACAAACGCAACAATTACTGTTGTCGCCGAACAATACGTTCATCCAGTTCAATATTCATTAAAAATCCAGCCGTTAAATCCTGCGCTACCGATTGTGCTGACTCTTCCATCTGTTATTCCAGATGACAATGATGCCAATGGCTCGCAGGTCCAGTTCCATTCACAGGTCTATTGCCAGACTGCAATTACCGCTGTCGCAGAAATTCAAAATATAACCGAATCGACATCAGATTCGTATCAGCAATTACTCACATCTGGCAGATGGAATGCTGTTTGGTCACCAGTCATAGATGTAGGTGTAATAGATACTTCAGTTGACGATATCGAGTTTTCTGTCGAAATTACTTTTACAAACCACAGTGGATTTGTATTTTACCTATCGGTTCCATACATAATCAACGAACTTGGTATTTATAAAAATTCTTTTGTTTACAACATGCGAAAATTTATGCCGACATTTATATGGGATAGGGATAAAATTCAGGAATATCCAAACTATCCGATGACCAAATTTTTACACGCGATGACGGTGTTCGCACATTTTTCAAGTCTGCTTTACTCGCGTTATTTTGAATATCTTAACGGTCAAATTTCAATCAGTAAGACAAGCGAATCATTTAGATATAGCCAGTTGGTCAATCCAACGTATGTAGATAGCGAATACACGCCATGGCTTACTCAATTCAATGGGACAAACATTTATAAGAGCATTCAGACGCAATCCGCCACAGAGGTAATTTCGAATCAAATCGAATCAATCGAGTGGCAACTTATCAATGCGTACTTTGGGAGAAACGCTGGTACAACAAAAGCAATTCGCGAATGTGCACAACAGGTCCTTACTGGTTCAAAAGTTTGCTACATAATTCCAGGTGGTAGTTTTTTCCAAATTAATATTTACACCCTCGTAGCAGAAACGCCAGGTGTCACCAATGAGGGCGATGAATCCGCAGAAGTATTGGCAATTACCGAAAAAACTCGGCCAATGGGATTTACCATCAATCACTCCGCTTATACGGAATTGCCATTCATTTTGGATGACCAGACATACGGTGTGTTGAATGTTGCACCCCTTGGTTAAGTGATAAAATTTAAGTGCCTACAAGGAGGGTATGTGAGTACAGCATTTATCAAAGACACCGCAGAAAGAGCGGCGCGCACATTCATTCAGGGGTATCTTGGCTCCTGGCTTGCCACTGGGGCCGATTTCGACGGTCTGGTCAACACGGACAATCTCAAGGTCGGCGTTGTTGCGGTTGCATTGTCAATTGCGATGAGCATGGGCCTCAAGAAGGTCGGCACAAACAAGGAATCAGGCAGCGTTCTTTAGCAATGGTGCCCGCTCTTTTGGGCTACCTAATCTACAATTAGGACGCGACAGTTAGGAGCGCGCGTCAATGCTTGCTGGGATTTACAACATTACTTGTCAGCAGGGGTCCACGTTTAGTCGGACCCTTACTATGAAGTACCCAGACCCGCTCAGCCCTGTCTCCGACCCGACCTATTTGCCATGGAATTTTACTGGCTACACAGCACGCATGCAGGTGAGAAGGACCGTCGAATCCACTACGACCTTAATTTCTCTTACGACTGAAAACGGCCGCATTACCCTCGGTGGTCCGACAGGAATTATTGAATTGCTTATTACCGCCGCCGATACTGCTGCGCTTACAAGTTCTGGTGTTTATGACCTTGAGATTATTTCATCTACTGGCGTCGTTGACAGAATCCTTCAGGGCGACTTTACGCTTTCACAAGAGGTGACTCGATGAGCAACGCAGTCCCCAATCAGGTTCTTGTCGAGGACGTCAGAATAGACGTAAATGTTGACGAAGTAGCGCCTAATCTCATCACGCTCAATACTGGTAGTAGCCAGACGATTCTCACAAGACGCCATGTTCACACTCAAAATACAGTGTCGAGCACCTGGACAATAAATCACACATTGGGTGGATACCCATCGGTCATGGTAGTGGACACCGCTAAAACAGTTGTGGTTGGTGACGTCACCTACAATAGCGATAGCCAGATTGTAGTAAACTTTTCTGCAGCGTTCGCAGGTTATGCATATCTGACGTAAGGACCCGTAATGACAAAATTTCTTACAAACATTGACCTCAATCAAAATCAGTTAGTCAACGGACGATTTGAGGTCGTTGGTTCGGACCCGAACACAAACCTGTTCGAGGGCCGTCTCATTTACAACTCCACCGAAGACACAATTAAGGTCTATTCGGGTTCCGCATGGCGCAAGATGCTCCATTCGGTCATCTCTGGTGGTTCCTACACGGATGCAATCACCATTGGTGAATCCAACGGTGAAATCACCCTCACGCTGAATCTTGCCGATACAGACAGCGCTGGTTTGCTCTCCAGTACATTCTGGAACACCATCAACGACGCAACTTCGGATAACACTGCGTCAAAACTTGTTAAAAGAGATGCAAACGGGAATATTAAGATTTCCGACCCAACCGACCCAGCACATGCTGCAACAAAGGGCTATGTAGATGCCGCACGCTCTGGACTTGACGTCAAGCAGTCGGTACGCGCAGCCACCACTGGTCCAATCAATATTGCAACCGACCTCGAAGACGGCGATACGCTTGATACGACGGTAACTCTTGCTACTGGCGACCGAGTCCTTGTTAAGAACCAGAGCACTTCTTCTGAAAACGGTATCTACGTTGTTCAGGCAAGTGGCGCTGCTGTTCGTGCAACAGACTTTGATTCCGATGCAGAAGTAACACCTGGCGCATTTACTTTCGTTGAAGAAGGTACCGTCAACGCAGACAGCGGTTGGGTATTGACGACCGATGGAACAATCACCGTTGGCACAACTGGTCTGACATGGGCCCTCTTCTCAGTCGCTGGAACGATTCTTGCTGGTGACGGACTTTCGAAGTCAGGCAACGTTCTCAATGTCAACGTTGTTGCTGACAGAACAGCAATTACTAGCGACGCAGTAGACATTGCTTCTACCTACGTTGGTCAGTCAAGCATCACGACCCTCGGTACGATTACGACTGGTGTTTGGAATGGTACGGATGTCGCTGTTGCCGATGGTGGTACTGGCGCATCGACCGAATCTGGGGCAAGAACGAATCTTGCTTCTGCTTCGTCCGAAGCAACGGGTCGCACGACAAGCACTCCAGCACTTGCAAGAATTGCAAAACAAGGATGTGCCGCAAGTGTGGGCGGAACGTCGACGACAACAGTCACGCATAATTTTAATACGACAGACGTTACTGTCCAGGTTTATGAGGTTTCTTCTGGCGCAACCGTTTTCGGCGATGTAACAAGAGCAAATAGCAACACGGTTTCTGTCGTGCTGAACGGAACAATTAGCGCGAACGACTACACAATCGTCGTCACGGGCTAACATATGATTGACCTTGAGGGGTCATTCGGAACATAAGCGAAAGCGATTGAGGTCGTGGCGCAAAAATTTACAGTACCCATAACTATTAGGCAGTTGTCATCTGCAGGGTCTGATGCGCTCACGGTATTCGTAAACGGGGAAACATATGGTCGACTTAAAGTTGAGGCTGGCGGCCGCCTTTCGTGGAGCGATGGCGCTGGAACCCACGATACGAATCTCTACAGAGAGAGCGCAAACGTTCTTGCGACAGATGACGTTCTTAAGGCAGTTTCTGGTGTTGTAACACTTTCTACGAATGGTGCGCCTACCGCAGAATTACCAGACGGTGCCCTCGCTGTCGACGCTACGAACAGCGCATTTTATTTTCGAGCAAATAGCGCATGGACCCAAGTAACTGGTGGCGGTGGCGGGAATACATCAGTAACCATTTCTGATACTGCTCCTTCTGAACCAGATGCTGGTGACCTTTGGTATGAATCCGATACTGGCAAGATGTTTGTCTACTACGACTCAATATGGGTTGAAGTTGGCGGCGATGCAGGTCCAACTGGTCCGACTGGGCCTACTGGGCCAACTGGTCCCACTGGACCAGCAGGTGCTACTGGACCAGAGGGTGCGGCATCAACTGTTTCTGGTCCTACTGGCCCAGTAGGTGCTACGGGCCCAACAGGTGCTACTGGACCCACTGGCGACACTGGTGCTACTGGACCCACTGGGGCAATAGGGCCGACAGGAGCAACTGGTGATATTGGGGCGACTGGTCCAACGGGGGCAACTGGAGCAACTGGCCCAACGGGTGCGACAGGACTTACAGGAGATATTGGACCAACAGGTGCCACTGGTCCAACTGGCGCGACAGGTGATGTCGGTCCAACTGGCCCAACAGGTGCTACTGGCCCAACTGGCGCTACAGGTCCAACTGGTCCAACTGGTCCGATTGGCGACCTATCTGACGTAACAATCACAAGCCCAGAAAAATACCAAACGCTTGTTTATGACGGAACTGTTTGGATAAATGAGTTCCCGACCACTGTTTCTAATGTCTACAACGCAGAGGCGACGACTCTGCAAGTTGGAGAGGTGGTTTATCTATTTGGCGGTACTGGTAATCACGCAAGTGTGAAGCGTGCCGACAACGACAGCGACGCAACATCATCCAAAACCGTTGGTCTTGTCGCTACGGCAATACCCGCTGGTGATAGTGGACCAGTCGTAACTCGGGGATACATCGATGGAATTGACTTAAGCGTTGGGTACACCGCTGGCGATGTCCTTTGGCTCGGGGAAAACGGTGCTTTTACCAAGACGAAGCCCGCAGCACCAGAGCATCTTGTTTTTATTGGTGTTGTTGTCAGGACGACAAGCAACGGAATTATCTATGTTGCGACACAAAATGGATACGAATTAGACGAATTACACGACGTTTCAATCGTGGACAAGACGTCTGGGGACTTCCTCAAGTACAACGGAACGCTCTGGGTAAATGACCAAATCAATCTTGGTACAGATACCGTCGGTAACTACGTTTCTGACATAACCGCTGGCACTGGAGTAACAGTAACCCATACACCAGCAGAGGGTTCTAGCCCGACTATCGCAATTGGTCAGGCCGTCAATACAAATTCAAACGTTCAATTTAACGATGTGACCGTTGATGGAAATTTGACAGTCAACGGAACAACGACAACCCTTAATACCGAGACACTTTCCGTAGAGGACAACATTGTTGTTCTCAACTCTGGAGTTACTGGTACCCCAACTACTAATGCTGGAATTGAAGTAGAGCGCGGCACTTCTGACAATGTTGCAATTCGTTGGGACGAATCTACGGATAAGTGGCAATTCACCAACGATGGAACGACTTACATCGACTTTGATACCGCTGGCCCAACTGGTCCAACTGGTCCTACTGGGGCAACTGGGCCAGTTGGAGCCACTGGACCCACTGGGCCTACGGGTGCTAATGGCGCAATCGGTGCTACTGGTCCAACTGGACCAACTGGTGCTACTGGGCCAACTGGTCCTGTCGGTCCTCTTGACACGCTTTCTGATGTTGCGATTACCGATGTCGCAACTGGCGATGTCGTCTACTACGACGGAACGACATGGGTAAATACACCTTTGGCCAGTGTCGCTTCTACTTCATCGGTAACAGTCGCTTCTAGCGCTCCCAGTGGCGCTGCCGAAGGCGACCTTTGGTTCGATTCTGACACGGCTCAGACATTCATCTACTACGACTCGTCATGGGTCGAAATCGGTGGTACATCTGGCGGTGCCAGAGTAAATGTCTCATCAAGCGCACCGTCATCTCCACTTGAGGGTGCATTGTGGTTTGACTCGGATACTGCACAGACATTTGCCTATTACGACGGACAGTGGATTGAAATTGGTGCCTCAGCGATGGCGGCAACCGTTTCTGCTTCTGCGCCGAGCAGTCCAATCAGTGGTCAAGTGTGGTTCAATTCAGACACTGGTGGAACGTACGTCTATTACGTCGATACCTGGATTGAAATTGGTGCCGCCCCAGCGAACGTCATATTGAATAGCATTGATGCCAAGGGTGATTTGATTGTTGGAACTGCAGATAATACGGTGGATAATCTGACCGTAGGAACCAACGGTCAAATCTTGGTGGCCAACTCATCTACGGCAACTGGTCTAGAATGGCAGACGCCAACATATGCAACAACTGGTAAGAGCATTGCGATGTCAATAGTTTTTGGGTCCTAAGGAGAAATCATGGCCGCACCAAATATCGTTAACGTAACCACAATTACAGGCAAGACCGCTGGAAAGGCCTTGTCTGGACAGGCACAAGTACTTGTATCAAATCCTGGGCAAAGCAACAAAGTTTTTAAAATAAATGCTTTGTACATCTCAAATAGAGAAGGTAGTGCTGCTGTAAATGTGAGCGTTTATCTCCAGGGCGTGAATGAAAGTTTTTATTTAGCAAGCACCATTTCAATACCAGCAGATAGCACCCTCGACGTTTTGTCTAAGCCAATCTACCTAGAAGAGGATTGGTCAATTTATGTCGTCTCTGGTGGTCAAGGCGAGCCAGCAGATGCAATTTGCTCTTATGAGGAAATTAGTTAATGGGTAGACGTGGCGGACGCATTGGGCCAAAGTCGATATCTGGGGCGGTAATTCCCTCTGGAATATGGTCACTTGTTGAGCAACAACAGGAAAACGGTGCTGGGAATTGGTCCAATCAATCTATTTATGTTGATGTCGCTGCATTAGGTGCTGGTGGCGGTGGTGGACATGCGAATGGCGCTGGTGGGTCTGGCGGTTCTGGTGGGTATGTAACTGCAACATATCGAGTTACCACGGCTGAAGTATTTTCGATTGTTGTCGGCGGTGGTGGGGCGGCAATGGCAGCAAACGCTGGACCTGGGACGCGCCCAGCGGGTAATGGTGGGCTTGCTGGCTCTCTTGGTTATGGGGGGCAAGGTGGTGGGTATTCTGGATTTTTCAGTACACGGACAGTAAGTCAGGGGAACGCTCTCGTTGTCGCTGGTGGTGGCGGTGGTGGGGCATGGGAGGGCGCAGTCGGCGGTAATGGCGGCGGCTCAACTGGCGGAAATGGCGGTGCTGGTTCCGCTTCTGGTGGAACTGGCGGAACGCAGAGTGCTGCTGGTACTGGACCGAGTGGCACCACTGCTGCTGGGGCACTATTGGGTGGTGATTGCTCTGGTTCTGGCGATGGCGGTGGTGGCGGCGGAGGCGGAGGAGGATACTGGGGAGGCGGTGCTGGTTCGGGAGCAAATCCTGGTTCCGCTGGTGGTGGTGGAAGTAGTTATGTTTCAAATATTTTGACCAATGCAAACTTAAGTGCATCTGGGCGACCATCTGGTTATGGGGCAGGAAGTTCTGGCACGAATAGTGGGCAATCAGGAATTGTGACGCTACGTTTTCTTATTGGTGAATTAACAAATTGGTTTGTTTATGGTGGTACTCAAACCACAGATGGAACTTATATAACCATTACATTCACATCTAGCGGAAATATTCTTTTTGCGCCACGGCCGATAATCGAATATCTGGTGATTGGTGGAGGTGGCGGAGGTGGTGGTGGTTCTGGTAGCGGTGGCGGCGGAGGTGGCGGTGCTGGCGGCTACCGTTCTTCCGTAATCGAAGAGACGAGTGGGGGCGGTTCAGCAGCAGAAGCACCGATTAGTTATTCAGTTGGGGCGACATTCACTGTCACTGTCGGGTCTGGTGGAACTGGGAGAGTGGCGGCAGGCGCGCATACTGACGGGGGAAATTCTTCAATTTCTGGAAGCACCATCAGCACAATCACATCAACTGGCGGAGGTAGGGGCGGAATGCAAGCGGCCTTCTCTGGATATAGTGGCGGCTCTGGTGGCGGCGGAGGTGGTGGTAGCGGGTCTGGTGTTCAGGCTAATACGGGTGCTGCTGGTACCGCGCTTCAGGGTTATGCGGGCGGTAACGGCGGGCATACAGGCAGCGTTGCCCTTGGAGGCGGCGGAGGTGGTGGTGCTGGAGCAGTTGGTGGGGTATGGAGCACTACAAATGGGGGCAACGGAGGCAACGGACTCTCTTCTTTGATAACTGGAGCATCGGTAACGCGTGGCGGTGGTGGCGGCGGTTCGCAAAACACAAATACAGGGGCCAGAACTCCTGGTTCTGGCGGGCTAGGGGGCGGAGGGGTTGGTGGCTATACATCTGCGGCGGGTGCGGGAACGGCAAACACTGGTGGCGGTGGCGGTGGCGGCTCCCACCCATCTGATGGCTCTGGAGCAAATGGTGGGTCTGGTGTAGTAATATTTCGTTGGCCGAACAGTCTTTCGCGGGCTGCGTCGACGACTGGTTCACCGACGTATTTAAATGCAAGTGGATACCACATATATGTATTTACTGCATCTGGCTCTATAACCTTCTAATCATCTATAATGAGTGGCATAAGGAGACAAAATGGCACACTTTGCAGAAATTGATGACAACAACGTAGTTCTTCGCGTAATTGTGGTTTCCAACGACGATTGCAAGGACGCAGACGGCAATGAGTCGGAAGCAGTTGGGGCAGCCTTTTGCAACAACCTGCTTGGCGGCACATGGAAGCAGACTTCCTACAACAGCAATATGCGCGTTCGTTATGCAGGTATGGGCTACACATACAACGAAGAACTTGATGCGTTCATTGCTCCGAAGCCTTTCCCATCTTGGACCCTCAATGAAGATACGGCTGATTGGGACCCACCGACACCGCGCCCAGAAGAAGGATTCTGGTCATGGGACGAAGAGGCTCAGGAGTGGCAAGAGCAAAATCTTGGTGAGTAATGCCAATTTCATTCCCGTCTTCTCCGAGCGTTGGTGATACATACACGCTCGGGCAAAGAACGTGGTCATGGAACGGAACTATCTGGGAAGTCAGCGGAACTGGCATACCTAGTGGTTCGGTAACATCTACCGAACTTGCCTCAAATGCCGTAACTGCCAACAAGATTCAGTCGGACGCAATTACTACTGGGAAACTTGCTTCGTCTAGCGTTACTCAAGCAAAACTAAATTCAGACGTAATCGTTATGGAGACGTGCACTTCAGGCACGCGGCCAGGCTCGCCATCTGTTGGTGCAACTATTTTTGAGACCGATACGAAGTCGTTCCGAATCTGGAACGGTTCAACATGGATTCCAGTCGGCTTATACCCCCCAGCAGCACCGACTAGTCTTTCTGCTACCCCATCGACAACAACAGTAAGTATCTCATTTACCGCTGGGGCGTCATATATTTCTCCAATCAGTAATTATGAATATGCAATATCCACAAATGGTGGAAGTTCGTACGGTTCGTGGACAGCACTTTCGCCAGCAGATTCAACGTCGCCAATAACTATTAGCGGTCTTTCAATGGCTACAGCATATGTTGCGAAATTAAGAGCCGTAAATGATGTTGGCGCAGGACCCGAGTCATCCACTGTGTCATTTACAACGACATCAACAATTGCTGTCGAATATCTCGTGATTGCGGGTGGCGGCGCTGGTGGTTACGAGCGCGGTGGCGGTGGCGGTGCAGGTGGCTATCGCACAAATGTTTCTGGTGCAACATCTGGTGGAGGTGCTTCTGCCGAGGCGTCGATGAGCATTGGTACTGGAACCTACACGGTGACGGTTGGAAGCGGAGGGGCGGCAAACTCGAATCCAGGAAACAACTCCGTTTTTAATGGAATCACATCAATCGGCGGCGGTGCGGGTGGTTCGACTAGAACGACTGGTGGTTCTGGTGGTGGCGGTAGATACACGGGTGACACCACTGGCGCAGCAGGAACTGCTGGTCAGGGTTACGCGGGTGGGAACGGTTCGTACCCCAATGGCTCTGGCGGCGGTGGTGGTGCTGGCCAGGCGGGAGCAAACGCAGGAAATACATGGGGTGGTGCTGGTGGCAACGGTGTTTCATCTTCTATTACTGGAACTGCAGTGACTCGCGGCGGTGGTGGTGGCGGTGGTGGGGACTACGGAAACGGAATAACTGGTGGAACTGGTGGCGGTGGGGCAAGCGCGAACGGCGGAGTTGCTGGAACCGCCAACACTGGTGGCGGTGGTGGCGGTGGAAACTGGCAAGGTGCGCCATACAACGGTGGCAATGGTGGCTCTGGTGTGGTAATTGTTCGATATTTGACATCTGAAAAGACCGCTTCAGGATTTACAATTAGTGGTGGCACAACAACGACGTCTGGTTCATACACAATCCATACGTTTAATTCCTCAAGCAGTTTGGTGGTTGCGTAATGCCGCTTTCATTTCCTTCATCTCCGACAAATGGCGACACTTATACCGTTGGAACGCGTACATGGACCTGGAACGGAACAATTTGGGAACTCAACAGTTCTGCCTTGGGTGTTGCTTCAGTTACGGAATCTGAACTCGCTTCCAATTCAGTGACTACTGCAAAAATCGCAAGCAACGCAGTGACAACCGCAAAAATCGCCGCTAATGCCGTTACGTCAGCAAAAATTGATAGTGCTGTCAATATCCTTACGGTTTGCACATCTACGACACGACCAGAAACCCCGTCATCTGGAAAACCAATTTTTGAAACTGACACTAATGCGTTTTTAATTTGGGATGGCTCAACATGGTTGCCAGTTGGACTAAGACCCCCATCCGCACCGACTTCCCTTAGTGCTGTTGCGTCTAGCACGAGTGTTGCTATTTCATTTACTGCTGGGTCTTCACCTATTTCCGCGATTAGTAATTACGAGTACAGACTTTCTACAAATGGTGGTAGTACATACGGTTCATGGACAGCACTATCTCCAGCAGACTCCACGAGCCCGATTACCATCAGCGGGCTTTCAATGGGAACAGCATATGTTGCTCAGTTGCGTGGCGTCAATGAAATTGGAAGCGGAGTTGCATCTTCTGGTGTTTCATTCACAACTACTACGGAAATTTCTGTCGAGTATGTCGTAGTCGCAGCGGGAGGCGCTGGTGGGTACAGCAGAAGCGGTGGTGGCGGTGGTGGTGGCTACCGTTCTTCCGTCTCTGGAGAATCCTCTGGTGGTGGGGCTTCAGCAGAATCACCACTTGTTCTGTCACCTGGAACCTACACAGTCACAGTCGGTGCTGGTAGCGGTAATTCATCGGCGTTCCATACAATTTCGTGCGTTGGTGGCGGTGGTGGTGCATCAGAGAACAGCGATGCGTCTTTGGCTAATGGTGGTTCTGGTGGCTCTGGTGGAGGCTCCTGTACGAGTGCCTTCGGAGTAACTGGTTCTGGTGGTGCAGGAACAGCAAATCAAGGCTATGCAGGAGAAAGCGGCGGCGGTGGTCGACGCGGTGGTGGTGCTGGTGGACTTGGTTCGTCTGGTGGTCCTGGAGTTGCGTCAAGCATTACTGGGACATCAGTGACAAGAGCCGCTGGTGGAGTTGGTTACGGGAATGGTGGTGGCGGTGGTGCGGGCGCGGCAAATACTGGGAACGGTGGTCAAGGAAACGGACCAAACGCGTGGGGTGGCGGTGGTGGTTCTGGGGTTGTCATCATTCGTTACCTGACATCGAGTTCTACAGGACTTACAATTACAGGGGGTAGTGCCACGACTTCTGGCTCGTACACCGTCAGAACATTCAACTCTTCAGGAAGCCTGGTGATTTCGTAATGCCTATAGATTTTCCAAATTCACCATCAAGCGGCGATTCCTATAACGCTGGCGGCAAGACATGGCAGTACAACGGTTCTGTATGGGTTTTGCAGGGTGTTGTTGCGGTCATCCCATCTGGGGCTATTACTTCAAGCCAGTTGAATGCATCTGTTCTGTCATCAATTGACAACCTCGGTGATGTAGATTTGACGGTAGCACCGACAAATGGACAAGTCTTGACCTATGACACTACTGCTGGGGCGTGGATTTCGAGCGCAATCCCAGCAAGTGGCGGCCTTGAGACAGATTCTGAAGGGGCTATTTCGGTTATGGATATTGGAGCATAGAAATGGCTACATCAAGAGCAGAATCAAGACTTGGCGGCCCAACACAACTTGGAACAAGTACGACAACCATCTGCACAGCAGGTGCTGGCGTTACGGAAGTAATCAAGCAGGTTGTCATTTGCAATACCGATACCGTTGACCGAACATTCACTTTGTCAATTGGCAGCGCGGCATCTGGAGCGAATCACTTGTTTTCGGCAACCCCAATCGGCGCAAACGACAGCATTATCTTTGATACGGCCATCGTCCTTGCTCCCACAGAAACACTTCAGGGTCTTGCAGATACGGCAAGCAAGGTAACAGTTACTGCGTTTGGTTGGGAAAAGACAACGGTCTAATGGGTGTTGATTCGAACTACGGCATCGGCTCGCTGAAGCCAGGGGTTTGTACTAGTTCGACTCGTCCTGCTTCCCCGTATGTGGGGCAAACTATTTTTGAGACCGATACAAAGAAGATGAAAGTATGGCTTGGTACTGGTTGGTCAAGTGGAACAACACACCAACTTGCGCTTACTCTAGATTACCTCGTAATTGCAGGTGGTGGTGCAGGTGGTAATGGCTATAACGGTGGTGGTGGTGGTGGTGCTGGAGGGTTACGCTCAACAGTTACTGCAACTGGGGGTGGGGGAAATCTTGAATCACAACTACAATTAGTACCTGGAACTTACACAATAACTGTTGGTGCTGGAGGAACTGGTAATAGTGGTTCTGAAGTTCCTGGAGGTCAAGGAACAGCAAGTTCTATTGCGGGAACTGGTATAACTACGGTTACTTCTGCTGGTGGTGGCGGAGGTGGTGGTGGTTACCAAAACTCAAACGGAAACGCAACCACTGGTGGTTCTGGTGGCGGAGGCTGGGCGGTAGACCCATCAACCACATCGGCAGGTGCGGCTGGAACAGCCAATCAAGGATACGCTGGTGCAACTTCTTCAGTGCCGTCAAGTTGGGCTGCTGGTGGTGGTGGTGGTGGTGCTGGAGCAGTTGGCGCAACATCAGCCACAAACGCTGGAGGTAACGGTGGCAACGGTGTCGCTGTGGCGATTACTGGGTCTTCTGTTACCTATGCAGGTGGTGGTGGTGGTGGACGAGATACTCGTGCTAGTGGCTCTAGTAGTTCTGGTGGTTCAGGTGGTGGCGGCGCTGGGTCAAATGGCACCAATAACCCAGTGGCTGGAACACCAAATACTGGAGGTGGCGGTGGTGGTACCGCATATTCCAATAGAATTGCTGGTGGAGCAGGTGGTTCTGGTGTTGTCATCGTTCGTTATCTCACAGCAGATGCAATAGGCTTGACCATCACTGGCGGAACAACCTCCACATCAGGTTCGTACACGATTCACACGTTCAACTCCTCCAGTAGTTTGGTAATCGCATGACGATTTCTGCTACTTCTCAGGGGTTGAAGCCTGGTGTTTGTACTTCGTCGAATCGTCCAGCGAACCCGTTTGACGGGATGATGATTTATGAGACTGATACGAATTTGGTGCGTATTTGGAATGGTTCGGCGTGGAAGACGTTGGCGTACTCGGACTATACGAGCGGTTCAGTTATTCAGGTTGTGAGCGCAACTAAGACCGATACGCAAACGTTTACGACTGCGACCTACACCGATATCACTGGTCTAAGTGTCAGCATCACGCCGACTTCTGCATCTAGCAAAGTGTTCATTACGTCCAACATAACTGCGTATGCACAGACTGGAAATACCCAGGGGTTCATCCGTCTTGTCCGTGGCTCAACCGCTATTGCCATTGGTGATGCGGCTGGCAGTAGGGTTCAGGCAACAACCACGGTTGGTTTTACAAATGCTTATCAGTCCCTGAGTACAAGTTTCAGTTACTTGGATAGCCCTTCAACCACTTCTTCAACAACATACAAATTGCAGGTGCGCGATGAAGTTGGGTATTCGGTTTGGATAAATAGAAGCCAAAACGATACGGACAATTATGCTGGCGGTCGTTTCATTTCTACTATTACTGCTATGGAGATTGCTGGATAATGCCTCTTTCGTCTATTGTCGGTGCTCAGTCAATCGTTAAGCCTGGAGTTTGCACATCTTCAACCAAGCCTGCATCACCGTTTGACGGTCAAGTTATCTATATGACGGATGCCGACCAGACTGCGGTGTGGGATGGGTCATCGTGGATTGGGTTAGAGCGTTCACGAGATAGGAATGTCATAATTAATGGTGCGATGCAGGTTGCGCAACGAGGAACATCCACAGCCAGCATCACGGCAAGTAGTTACAACACCGCAGACCGATACCGTGTCGCAATATCTTCTTTGGGGACATGGACGCAATCAGTTGAGAATGATGCCCCAACTGGTTCGGGTTTTCGCAAGTCATTGAAAATGCTCTGCACGACCGCTGATGCTTCCCCAGCGGCACCCGATGTGGTGAGAATAGACCAACTGTTGGAGGGTCAGAATCTTCAGCAATTTGCTAAAGGAACTTCGTCTGCCAAACAGTTCAGTTTGTCGTTTTGGGTCAAGTCAAATGTGACTGGAACATACATTGCAGAGTTGTCTGACACCGACAACACTCGGCAAGTATCTGCCTCGTACACGATTTCTGCTTCAGCAACTTGGGAGAAGAAAACTATCACTTTCCCTGCGGATACGACTGGTGCTTTTGATAACGATAATGCGGAAAGTTTGCAGGTTCGTTGGTGGCTTGGTGCTGGAACAGATTTTACTTCAGGAACATTGAATACGAGTTGGGCTTCTTCAACCAATGCGAATCGTGCGGTCGGTCAAACCAATCTCGCTTCCGCCACGAACAATTATTGGCAGATTACGGGTGTGCAGTTGGAGGCTGGTGCGGTAGCAACACCATTCGAGTTTGAGGACTACGGTGTGACGCTTGCTAAATGTCAGCGTTACTATGAGAAAACTTATGATACGACCGTAAATCCTGGGGCAGCAACCAATGCTGGGTTTACTGGAACTGGTGGTCCAGATGGTGTCGCTTCAATCTACAGATGGAATGTTTGGCGGTACAAAGTTGATAAACGGGCTGCACCATCAGTAACGATTTATGATATGGCTGGGAATAGTGGCAAAGTTACTGGGTGGCAATCTGGTTCGACTACGAATAACTTGACGCCCACCAATGCTGGTTGGGTGAACGGTGTTTCTTCACACGCTGTGCTTTTCCAAGCGAATTATGCAGGCTTCTACTATCAGGCTGTTTCTAGTGCAGAACTGTAAAGGATAAATGATGTTCAAGATTGTGCGCCCTGACCTCGGAGACGAATGGATTGAAATGACCATAAATGGTGTCGTTTCGTGCGTTCCGATGGATGAATCCAATACCGATTATCAGGCGTATCTTGCTTGGGTCGCCGAAGGAAATACAGCAGAAGAATGGACTGGTGAGTAATGCCTATTGATTTTCCAAATTCTCCAGCCAACGGTGCAACTTATTCGGTTGGAACAAAGACCTGGCAGTTTGATGGCACGGTCTGGGTTGTCGTACAAAGTGACGCCCTTATTGGAACTGGTTCCGTCACTGAAGATAAATTGGCAAGCGGCGCTGTTACTGCAGGGAAGATTGGTTCTGGAGCGGTCACTGAAGCAAAGATTGGCTCTAGTGCAGTAACCGAAGCAAAGATTGGCACTGGCGCAGTAACTGAGACAAAGATTGCCGACAGTGCGATTACTACCGCAAAAATTGCCGCTGGTGCAGTGGTTGAGGCAGACCTTGGCACATCGGCAGTCACAACAGCAAAAATCGCAAACTCCAGTGTGACAGGTGAAAAGTTGGCAAACCTGTCTACATCAGTAAAAACAACTTCATATGTTCTTGCCGCGGCAGACCGAAATACTCGAGTCATTATGAATAGCGGTTCATCCACAACAATCACCGTAAACACAAGTCTGTTTTCTGCTGGAGATGTTGTCTGGATTCATAATATTGGTGCTGGTACCTGCACCGTGACCGCAGGTACGGCGACTGTTACCACCTCGGGGTCACTTGCTTTGGCGCAGTGGGGAGGCGGCACTCTTTACTTTACGTCGGCGTCAGCCGCCATATTTTTTCCCCCAGGTGGCGGCGTAACATACGGAACAGCGACAGGTGGAGTCGGTTCGCCCACATCGGTGACAATCAGCGGTCAAAACTATGAGTACCTAACTTTTACGGGAACTGGAACTCTTACTGTTACAAAATCTGGATTGTTTGATGTACTCCTTGCCGCTGGTGGTGGCGGTGGTGGCAATGGAGGCGCATACGGATACGGTGGTCAGACTTACTACGGTGACGGTGGCGGCGGTGGCGCGGGTGGATTATTGGTTATAACTGGAAGCGTTTATCTTGACGCGAACCAGACCATAACTATCGGTGCAGGAGGTGGTGGTCAGGCAAACGGTTCAGATACAACTCTTGGCAGTGTTCTTGTTGCCGTTGGTGGGGGCCACGGTGGAAAAATTAATTCGCCAGAGTACTACTACAACACTTCTGCACTTGGTGGTAGCGGTGGTTCTGCTGGCGGAAACCATTCATGGGGCGGACAAGAGGGAAGAACAAACAAGGCCGTAACCAATCAGGGAAATATTGGCGGTATTGAGTCTCGTAGCGGTACCACAGGTTCATCTGGCGGTGGTGGTGGCGGCAAGGGCGGTCAGGGCTCTGGTTCTGCGGGCGGCGCTGGTTATGACGTTGCAGCATTCATAGGTGGCTCAACTCTTTATAAATCTGGTGGCGGTGGTGGCGGTCGCTACGCGGGTAGTGCTGGCGCTGGCGGTTCTGGCGTTGGTGGTTCTGGCGGAAGTTCTGGTGGTGGCGGCTCCGCATCGGCCAATACCGCATCTGGTGGTGGTGGTGGTTGGAGCGGTGGCGGTTCTGGCGGAAGCGGCATCGCATACATCAGATGGAAGGTTTAACCCAATTACCGAACGACGGTGATGGTGTATTATTTTCTTGCTCCCTATAAGCCTGAATAGACGGTTTTTCAATGGCTATTGACTTTCCAAATTCACCATCTAATGGCCAGACGTACTCAGTCGGCGATAAGACCTGGATTTACAGCAACGGCAAGTGGGAAAGCGGCAATGGCCCAATTGGTCCAACTGGAGCAACTGGACCAACTGGACCTACAGGACCAACTGGAGCAACAGGTCCAGAAGGCGCAGCATCGACTGTTTCTGGGCCGACTGGACCAATAGGGGCAACTGGACCCACGGGTGCCACTGGCGCAACGGGTCCTGTCGGTGCAACTGGACCACAAGGAAATGTTGGCGCAACTGGTCCACAAGGCGACGTTGGTTCAACTGGTCCAACTGGTCCTGTTGGCGATGTTGGAGCAACTGGTCCAGTAGGAGCAACTGGACCAATTGGACCAACTGGAGCAACTGGTCCGACAGGCGCGACGGGAGCAACTGGACCGACAGGTCCTACTGGAGCGACTGGACCACGCGGTCAATCGTCTTCGTACTTCGACTACAAAGCAAAAACTGGTTCGACAAGTGGAGACCCAGGTAGTTCGTACTTGATTTGGAATAATTCAACACAAACAAGCGCGACACAAATAAATGTTGATGACCTTGATAACAGCGGTTATGACGTACACGTATTTTTGAACAGTATTCAGTCTGGCGACGAACTGTACATTCAGGATTCCAATGATTCAACCAACTATCAGAAGTGGACTGTCTCCTCAGCGCCAGTCGACCAAGGTACATATGTAGAGTTCCCAGTTTCCTTTGTCTCATACGGCGGAACTGGAAATGCTTTCGCCAACGACCACCAACTTCTTCTCATTATTCGCGACATTGGTGCGGTCGGTCCGACTGGACCAGCGGGTGCAACAGGTGCCACTGGAGCGACAGGACCAACTGGTCCCACGGGAGCAACTGGTGATACGGGCGCAACAGGTGCAGTTGGACCGACTGGTGCTACTGGTGCGACTGGTCCACAGGGTTCTGTCGGCGCAACTGGTGCCACAGGTCCGCAGGGTGATGTTGGCGCGACTGGGCCGATAGGCGCAACTGGACCTACGGGTGCAACTGGAGACACGGGTCCAACTGGAGCAACTGGTCCAGTCGGTCCACTCGACACACTTTCCGATGTGGCAATCACCGATGCTGCAAGCGGGGACATTGTTTACTACAACGGAACATCGTGGGTCAATACGCCGATTACGAGCGTTGCATCCACATCCTCGGTTACTGTCTCGGATACCGCTCCATCCACTCCAGCAAGCGGCGACTTATGGTTTGAATCGGACACCACAAGAACATTTGTCTATTACGACTCTGCCTGGGTTGAAATCGGTAGTACTCCGCCTACGGCAACAGTTTCAGATACTGCTCCATCAAGTCCTGTCACTGGACAAGTTTGGTTCAACTCGCTAAACGGTGGAACCTATGTCTACTACAGCAGCGCATGGGCAGAAGTTGGAGCGGTCCCTGTTAACAACCTTCTTAATCTGCTTGATGCGAAAGGTGATATTTTTGTCGGAAGCGCCGACAATACGGCGACGGTACTGTCAGTGGGCGCAAATGGTTATTTCTTAAAGGCGAACAGTTCTGCAGCCGCTGGTGTTGAGTGGGCGTCAATTCCAACGATTAACGCACTTGACGATGTTGGCGATGTTAATGTCACTTCTGCAACTTCTGGACAGTATTTGCAGTGGAACGGCACAAACTGGGTCGCTGCAACAGTGTCAACAGATTTTATGACAAGCACAAAAAATGCGGCATTAATCGTTATGGATATAGGAGCATAAGACATGGCATCAGGAGATAGAACAGAATCGCGGCTTGGTGGCCCAATTCAATTGGGCACAACAACAACAACAATTTGCACTGCGGCGTCGGGATATACAGAAGTCATAAAGCAAATTATCATCTGCAATACCGACACTGCAGATAGAACGGTAACCCTTGCTATTGGCTCTGCGGCAACTGCAGCAAATCGAATTATGTCAGCAGTTCCAATCGGCGCAAACGACATCATGGTTTTTGATACCGCCTTGGTTCTTGCTGCTACCGAAACACTGCAAGGTCTCGCCGATGCTGCAAACGTTGTGAACGTAACTGCCATTGGTTGGGAGAAGGAAAACTGAGCAATGGGTCTTAGTACGCCTTATGGGGTTCTCGGGTTGAAGAACTATGTGAATGCTTCAACCTTTGCACCACAAACCGCCGAGTATCTTGTTGTCGCTGGCGGAGGCGGTGGCGGACAGAATGGTCCTGGTGATGGGGGCGGTGGCGCTGGCGGCTTAAGAACTAATGTTGCTGGAGCAACTTCTGGTGGAGGTTCTGCTACTGAAGCAATCTTTAATATTTCATCAGGAGTTTCATATACGGTCACAGTTGGTGGTGGTGGGGCTAGAAATACAGCAGGAAACAATTCTGTTTTTTCAACTATTACTTCTACTGGCGGTGGTCGAGGCGGAGAGTATGTAGCAAACGCAGCAAGCATCGGAGGCTCGGGTGGTGGCGGTAGCGGTAGGGGAAGCAGCCAACCTGGAGCCGCTGGAACGACTGCACAGGGTTTTGCTGGAGGCGGTGGAGCAGTCGGTACAAATGATGGCGGCGGAGGCGGTGGTGGCGCTGGCGGCGCAGGAGCAACTGGAATCGGTGGTACTGCATCAGTTGCAACTGGTGGCGCTGGTGGTATTGGAGTTATATCTTCTATCTCTGGGACGAACACATACTATGCAGGTGGTGGTGGAGGTGGAACCGATGCTCCTGCAAGAGGTGGGGCTGGAGGTTCGGGTGGTGGCGGAAACGGTCACAACCTAACTTCGGGTAGTTCTGCTACTGCTGGGACTGCTAATACTGGTGGCGGTGGTGGTTCTGGCTCAACGAATGCTGGTGGTGGAAGTGGTGTAGTAATTATTCGATATCCGATTATTTATCGAACAGCAACGACTACTGGTTCATCTGTTGCCGTTACGACAACTGCGACACACCGTATTTATACTTTTGCCGCAAGTGGAAGCATTACTTTCTAATGAGCATCTCTGGCGGACGCACACAACGGCTTGTAACTCAGTATGGAGTCGCATCTGGTGGCACTGAGACAACGCCGACCATTTCTGGCGTGTCATGCCAGTTACATACATTTACTGCTGATGGAACATTTACTGTTTCTAAAGGTGGTTGGTTTGATGTATTGCTTGTCGGTGGCGGTGGCGGCGGATGGGCGGTTGCTTCGGGTGGCGGCGGTGGCGGCGGTGGTGGTGTATGTGAAGGAACTATTTACCTTCCATCTGGTTCGTACCCAGTAACTGTTGGCGCTGGGGGAGTTGTATCTGGAGTATCAACTGGTTCTGTGATGGGTGGTTCGTCCTACATTGGCTCAACGGCAACCAGTTTATTAGCAATTGGCGGAGGAAACTCTGACTATTCGTTGGATGTCGGTCGCGTTGGTGCGTCAACTGCTGGTGCTCGTGGTAATGGAACCACAAATGTTCCGTCAGTGGGTATAGCAGGACAAGGCACTCAAGGTGGTAATGATGCTACGGGCGTTGCTGGTGGTGGCGGTGGTGCTGGGGCTGCTGGTGGCAATGCATCTGGTTCAACGGCTGGTGCTGGTGGTGCTGGTCGCGACATTTCTGCGTTTTTAGGTCAGTCTGCTGGCACGACATACAAGGGTGGAGGCGGTGGTGGTGGTGCAGGAACTGGTACTGGTGGGACTGGCGGTTCTGGTGGTGGCGGTCGTGGAACAGATGGAAGCACAAGTAACGCAACTGCTGGCACGGCGAACTCTGGTGGCGGTGGCGGCGGTGGGAATGGTGCTTACGCCGCTGGCGCTGGTGGTTCAGGAATTGTCTACATCCGTCGTCGCATCTCTGGTGATGCACTAGCAACAACTGCTGGATATGGTGCTGCATCGAACGCTTCATCGGCAATCAACGTTGGTGGAGTAACATATAATCTGACAACCTTTACTAGCGATAGTACTTTTACGGTTACGACCGCAGGTTTATTTGATTTGCTTCTTGTAGGTGGCGGTGGTGCTGGGGGCAGTAGTGGAGTCTCCGCCTACAATGGTGGCGGCGGCGGCGCTGGTGGCGTAACGACTCAAACTGTTTTCTTGCCTGTTGGTTCGTATGCCGTGACCGTTGGTGCTGGTGGAACATCAGTCGTAAATACAAGAGGGACAAACGGCGGCGGCTCATCCTTGGCGACCACATTGGGCTCAATAAATGCCATTGGTGGCGGGTATGGAGTTTGGGTCAATAACGGAGTTGCTTATGGTGAGGGTTCTAGGGGTGCTTCTGGTGGGGGTGGAGGAGGTGGCGGAGGCGCAGTAACCGCTGGATACACCAGTTTGTTTCCAACTATTTTGGGAAGTTCTGGTGGAAACGGAGTAGGAACCAACAACACAAGTGCTGGCGGTGGTGGCGGAGCATCTGG